CGCGCCTTGCTCTATGACCAGGGCTTCACCATCGGTGGCGCACGCCTGCGCATGTCCAGCGATGAGGTCAAGGATGATTCCCTGCAGTACAAGCAGTTGATCAAGCAGATGATTGCTGAGCTGGAAGATGTTCTGGTCGTGCTACGCAAGTAGTGCAACCGGATCGAAATACTTCCATCATTCAAAAGCTTAGGGTATATTCCTCGACGTCCTCGCAAGAGCGACAACAGATTCACGCCTAGTCGGGGCGTAGCGCAGTCCGGTAGCGCACTAGCATGGGGTGCTAGGGGTCGAGTGTTCGAATCACTCCGTCCCGACCATATTTTGTAAAGGGAATCAGCCACTTACAGGTTTGATTCCCTTTTTCATTTCTGGTCGGCGCAAAACCCGCGCAAAACTGGCGCAAAACTATCCGGCGATTTCGCTGATATCGAGGTCGGGTACCGCCTCTGACCAGACCACTTCCGCGTGATCCTTCTGATAGTTTTTGGTCATCTCCTCGCTGGCGTGGCCGGCGATCTTCTGCCCATCCTTTCCGGCTTTCTTGTACAGATGCAGCGAAAGCGCTCTGACTTCATGGAAGCCTGGCATCTCTTCTTCCTTCCATCCCTTGTAACAATCCGCTGCCTCCCGCGCTTCCTTAAAAGCCCTGGTCAGATACCGTTCCTCAATCTTGGTCCAGTGCTCTTTCGTTTCAGCCTGCTTCTGTTTCTTTCGCTCCGGCCGTCGGTGGATCAGAAACGGGGAGACGATGTTGTCTCGGCATTGGCTGATGACCCGCTGAAGCTCTGGTGTGACCCTGAACCGGATCCATGCCATGTCCGAAGCCTTGGCGGTCTTCTGCTGCACCACGTAGAGGTATCCATCCTTCACGTCTTCGAACTTCATGGACAGAATGTCGGTGCGCCGCTGCGCTGTAATCAGTGCAAGATCAATTGCGTTCTGCAGCCAAGCGGGCGATTTCTCCCGGATGGCTTTCAGGCCTTCGACGGTGTGGCGCTTGCGGGCTTTCTTTTCGATCCGGCTGATCGTGCTCACTGCGGGGTTGTCGGGGCACAGCCCCTTCGCTGCGGCGTGGTTGAATATGTCGATCAGCAGCGAGCGGCACTGGTTTGCAGTGCGAGGCGTTACCGAATCCAGCAGCTCGGCGATCATGCGAATTGTGATCTGGTCGATAGCCTTGCCTTCGAACGCCTTCCGAAAACGTCGAAAGTGCACCCCATACAGGTCCAGCGTCCCTTGGGAGAGCTCGCGAGGAGGCAGCACCTTCTCTTCGTACTGGGTCAGGAACGCGGTGAACAGCTCGGCAGACTCGCCCATCACTGCGTTAACCAGGTCGGCGCCCTGCATAAAGGCGAGGTTCAATTGCTTGGCCGCGTCTACCGCTTTGACCCGGTCGGCGCCGAACGGAAACCACTTTCCATCGGTTGGCCGGCGGTACCGGTATGTTCCGCGCCGATCATCCAGGTAGAGGTTCGGCGGCAAGCCTCTGTTCGACTTGTTACGCGGCCGTGGCACCATCATGCAGCTCCTTTCAATACCATCGCTACGAGCTCGTTTCCGGCGGACTTGTTGAAGGCCGTCCAATCGATATACCAGAGTTTTCCGATCTGCTCGCCCGGAAGCTTGCCGTCTCGGATGTAATTGCGGATCGCCTGTGAGCAGGGCGGCGTGCCGTTCTCCCCCCAGCGCCGGCGGCGGAATTCGCTGATCTTAATCAGTTCGCGCTTCATGTTGGCTACCTCCGTCCGGGGTCTAAGCGGGATTGAGTGATTTCGTTGCCTTTGCGATTGCAGCCTTGGCATCTGCAATGATTTCGTTCAGCGCTTTCAGTCCGGCATACCCCTCGTAGCAGTTGACCGGGTAATCCAGGTCCCACTGGACGAGGCGCCGAGAGATCAGCAGTAGTTCCGGCGACGCCGAGACAAGGGCGGCGTCTTCGGGGTTCTGGCATGCGAAGTAGCCGTCCAAATTCTGGAGGAACAGGTTTTCTTGACCGTGCCGACCTTCAAACGTGACGCAGTCGGTCATGCGATGATGAACGGTCCAAGGCTTCGGAGTAGTTTTCTGCGGCATGAGTGTCTCCCGCCCGCCGAATACCGGCAGGCATGTGGATCGATGGGGAAGGGGTTGGTCAGTCGATCTGGTAGTAGACTTAGCAGTACACGCCTTGATCCTTGAGTGATTTGTGTATGCCCTGGACACCGGCTCTGTGTTGGTTGCTTTGGCCGGGCCATGGGGTGTCGAGGTGAATGCCTTGCCGGTGATAGCCGTGCTGTTTCTGCACATAGCCCGGCAGGCCCTTAACTGGTATTGCGCGCTTACCGGAGATTGGGATCACCACTCGATCAAGGTTGGCGCTGCCGCCGTCGTTTATGCACGCTGCCGCCGCTGCTTTACCGGCTTCGATGGCAATGGCGATCTTTGGGCCAAGGGCTGTGAGTTCTGCTTTGATCGCGGCGTCACCACCCTGCGAGCCCACCAGCAAACCGGGCCGTCGTCAGGATCGTGGATCGCCAGGCAGAACCAGCCTTCACCTTTCGGGCGGTCTGGCTCCCAGTAGCTGCAGTCTGGGTCGCCTGCCTCGAAGTATCGCTCGGAGATCGCTTCGTCGCTGTGGTACTCCAGGCTGACCATCTGCACCTGCAAACCCTGTTCGGCGATCCAGGCCTCGCACTTGTCGCCGTCACCTTCATCCAAGTCAGGCAGGTCGGGGTGCTGGAAAAAGCCGTTTTCATCTCGCACGACTGGCGCGACTTTGATCAGTTTGATTTCTTCAGGCATGACTTCGTCCTTGCCGCTATAGCGGCTGACTTTGATAGGGGAAGGGTTAACGTATCGCGGTCGAAACGGATTTCATTTTTAGGGGCGGTAATCCATTATCTGCGTAATTTTAAAAGCCTGAGCACAGCTGAATGAGTAGTTTTGAATTTTTATACGACGTTGTAGGAATTAATGATGACGGCATCGAATGCCATCCGTACAAGCAGACAGTTGCGGGGCAAAAAGGAAGATTCAGCTACAGCTTTGAATCCCACAATCGAGGCTTCAAGCCTGCGACCGCGACGGATCTAATTGCATTGATCGAAGATGGTCGGTTCGACCAAAAAGGCAAAATTAGAATGCTGCCCCCCGACAGTAAAAATACCGGAAATAATGGAGCGATGCGGGTCGCTTTCTACAAGGGGCAGGAGCTGCCCTTTGTTTCCCGACAACCGGAGAAGTCTAGTCGTGCAGCGGCAATACAGTATTGGTGGGTAAACCACAAGCAAACCTACCGCTCAGAGATCGAGGGTGGTTATGTCTGGTCACCTAAAGCAAATAGCAATGGCGCTCGGAATCAGACCTATCTGAACCTGACCTTAGTGCGGCCTGGCGACATCGTATTTTCTTACGCAGGAGCCGAGATTCGGGCAGTAGGTGTTGTTACAGCTGAGCATCAAGAGCAGCCGAAGCCTGAGGAGTTCGGTTTGACGGGGGAACATTGGTCAGCCAACGGCTGGCTCGTTCCAATTGAGTGGGTCGTGCTCGACATGCCCATATCACCGAAAGCTCATTTGACCGCTATCGTACCGTTGCTCCCTGCCAGAAACTCTCCCCTGCAGAGCAACGGAAACGGCAATCAAAGCTGTTATTTGGCAAGTGTTTCTGTCCATTTGGGGGCGCTCGTGCTAGACCTAGTGCGTCAGGTCAGCCCTGGTTCGGTCGATCGCCTACTGGAGCTTGAGGACCATTCTCTTGAGGATGTCCAGCAAAAAGCTGTTGGACTTGACCAGAGCCTATCCCCGACTGAGCGAGAGCAACTCACTAAGGCTAGGGTCGGACAGGGGCTATTTCGCCTGCGCGTGCAGTCGATAGAGAAAACCTGCAGGCTCACTGGCATTGCCGATCCTCGATTCCTGGTAGCCAGTCATATCAAGCCTTGGAAGAGCAGCGACAATAACGAGCGTCTTGATGGTCATAACGGTCTCATGTTGGCGCCCCACGTAGACAAACTTTTCGATCGCGGTTGGATTTCCTTTGAGGACAACGGAGACGTATTAGTTGAACAAAGCGCTACAGTTGTCACCTCTTCGTGGGGCCTGAGCGGTGTCACAAATGTGGGGGGATTCACCAGAGAGCAGCAGGTTTTTCTTCGCTACCATAGGGCCGAAATTTTCAAAGGCTAACTAGCGAGTGCTAGGTTTGTCATGCCCTCGATGCAGCGGCAAACGATTCCGTTTGAGATCACTCGGACCCCTTAAATATGGAGATGAACATGAGTTTGGTAAGCCTGATGAATGCTTCGGCTTGGAGCTGTTTATTCGCGTTTCTTTCAGCTCTCGCTTGGACCCGTTCGGCAACCGTCCGCGTTCCCTACAGCCTGCGGGACCATAAGGATGTACCAGTTCAGGCCCCGAGCATCGGGCTCGATGAAAGGGGGAGGTTTAATGCGCAAGAAACAATGCGAAAACAAGCAGGTTGGAACCGATACGCTGCGGGGTTCGGGGCAGCTGCGGCGATGTGCCAAATGATCGTTACATTTCCGCTCTAATCAATCGCCACAAAAGCAGGCGATTGCCTAGTCATGGTCGGCGAACATGTCGATTTGGGTGTCCGAGTAGTCGAGCATCTGCTGGGAGCTCGGATGGTCGAAGCGGAAGAGGGCGCCGTGCCCGGTGATGCCGCTACTGGATACCGCAGTGCGTTCCATTCGGGCCCACCATTCAGCTTTGCGGACTGACTCACCGCGGTCGCTGGCGATAATCGAATAGACCTGATTGGCTCCCTTCAAGAAGCACAGGTCGCAATCGCCTTCCAGCTTGCGTCCGTTGATGGTCGGCAGCATCAGGTCAAAGGGATGACCCTTCCAGAACTCGGTGTTTGGCGGTGTGCCATTCGACCGAGACCGGCCAATGGTTGGCCGCCCAGAGTACTTCGACACCCGCCGCGCGGGCACCGGTAGACCATCCGCCGAGACCGGCGAACAAATCGATTGCTGTAGTCATATATTTTCCTAGCGGCTCCATATTTGCTGGGCTAGCATGGGGGAGATGATTTTTTCGGGCTGTTGAGGACTCGGTATGACGCAAGGAACGTGCAGGCTTTGTAAAAAAACAAAAGACCTGAAGTTGAGCCATTTCATACCGAAGTTCGTTGGCAAGTGGGTTAAGGGTACTTCGGCTACTGGGTATATTAGATTTAATCAAAACATAGATAAGCGCGCACAAGATATTGTTAAAGAATATTGGCTTTGTGAGTGCTGCGAGCAGTTGTTTTCTGGCTGGGAGCGCGAGTTTGCTAATCGAGTATTTTATCCGTTCATGGACAAAGGCGAATCCGAAGCCCGCTACGACGCTTGGCTTTCAAAGTTCTGCGCTTCTCTTAGCTGGCGGACATTGACTTATGTGCGGAGTCAAAACTCTGATAAGTCTGACGAAATGTCGGATTTGCTTGATGGTGCAGAGGCAGCCTTGGCCGCGTACCTTTTGGGGGATAGCGCTGTCTTGGGCAAATACGAGCAGCACCTATATCCCCTAGAGGGAATTGCCGAGACCAACATTACTGGGGCGCCGCCGAACTTAAATCGGTATTTTCTGAGAACCATGCAAATGGATTTGCTCGATTCACAATCAGGAGTGATCATCTATACCAAGTTGCCCGGATTTTTGCTCTTGGGTCTTACAGGACATGAAGAGTCCAGTAGGATGAGGTCGAGCAGGATTGCTATGAAAGAGGGTGTACTTTCGCCGAAATCTTACCGGTGGCCAGCAGGGCTTGCGGGATACATGTTCGAAAAGGCAAGGGAGATACGCGTAACCTACTCAAGCATGAATCAAGCTCAAAAGGATAAGATCACCAAAACTATTCTGGATAATCCTGAAAGATTCAAATCATCTCGTACCTTTCAAGCGTTTCAACACGACTTGAAAACGTTTGGAACTGAGGCATTCTCCAAGAAAGATGAAGTCTAAGCGGCACGATGTGTGAGGCTTGATTGGCGTCGAGCCTGAACGCTCCACAGGAAGGGAGAAGGTCATGAGCGAGAACCGGGAATTGGCGCTATCTATCGCGCTTGAAGCTGTACTGAACGCAGCGCGCGAGCTTCACGTTGATGTCGATGAGCTTTGCGAGCAGGCAATTGGGTCGCTGACGCTTCTGCCTAAGAGCGTATCGCCGTCTGTTGTTGCCGCTATCCGAGAGATCGAGATTGCGTCTGATGCGCTTGATTTCGGTGATTCCGCAGGCGGCTGATGCGCTGGCGGTGGGATGATCAGACTGTGATTCGTTCGCCGATCACGCGCGTTGTGAAGGTCACGTTGTACTCAGTGGTCAGCTCAAACTCTCCGCCGCAGGTGTCACATTCCATGTTCCTGTCGCCGTAGTCCTCGGATTCAATGTGGATTACGGTTGCGCAGTGCGGGCACTTGCACTCGTCCTGATATTCAAAGTCCGAGTCGTCGAACTCTGCTTCGGCAAATTTGGCGAGTGCTTCCGCTTTGGCCGCAGCGTCTACCTTCGCCTGACAGGGCTTGCATGTGAATCCTTCAGGATGCCACCAAGGCGTTTCTTTTAACTCTGATCGAGGGGTGCTGCAGCTTTGGCAAACATCTGGATTGCTCATGGCAATGCTCCATGCAGAATCAAGCCTCCGAAAGGTCGGTGGCGAATGGGTTGGGAAAGGGGAGCGCGTGGGTCCGCTGGATAAGATAGAATTGGAAACTTCATTTCTGTTTTGAGCGGAGAGTATCGATGTCATTGGAAATCAAAGAAGCTATCCGTCTGGCGATTGGTGTTGTGAACGAATCATTTGAAGGCCAGATGATTGAAAATGTGTTGCTCGAGGAGGTTGAAGACGATGACGCTGGTGGGTGGCTCATAACCGTTGGTTTTGACCGCCACATGGAAACTCGTGCGACCCCTGGTACTCTGGCGGCTATTGCTCAGCGGTTTATCAAAGAAAGGAAATATAAGGTAGTTAAGATTAGTTCTGTTGGAAAAGTAAAATCCATTAAAGACAGAATGCTTGATAAATGAAGGGTCGGATTTTAATAGATACCAACCTGCTGATCCTTCTAGCAGTTGGTATCTATGATCGCGCCTATATCTCATCGCATAAACGTTGCAGTAGCTTTGATGCAGATGACTTTGACTTGTTAATGATCCTGCTGGAAGGGCAACAGCTGGTTGTCACTACGCATGTTTTAACCGAGGCAAGTAATCTGCTATGGCAGACCAGTGAGCCTCACAGCTCGAAAATTAGAGACACTCTCCGCGAAATTGTAGAAACTACGATGGAGCTTTCCGAGGTTAGTTCGAAAGTCATGAATACTTCTAAATTCATGAAGTTGGGTCTGACTGATGCGGCAATACTGACGATGAGTGAAAAAAGTTTGCAAATACTTACAGTGGACTTGGATTTGCATATAGCTGCATTGGAGCTTGAGCTGGAAACCGAAAACTTCAATAACTACCGTGCGATTTAGACCCGGATCGCCTGGGTCTGACGCTTCGCGCAATGCCAGGTGTCTTGGTTAGCGCGCCTTTTTTGATCAGCGCGGTGATGCGACCTGAGATTGCATTACCATTCACATTGGCCGCGTTTGCCATTTCGGCAGCTGTCGGCGAGTACCCGTTTTTCTTACGGTACTCCGCGATGAACGCAAGCGTTTCAGCCTGCACAGGGGTTAGTTCATTCTTCGTCTGCATCTGGGTCAGGCTCCGCCATTCCGAGTTCTTTCAACTTACGCGCTAGTTTTTCCGTCACGACAAAACCTGACGATGGAAGTGTAAGCATGCGCTTTGCTTCATCCGGTTCAGCCCCGATTAGCGAAAGGACGACGGTCTGATAAAGCTCCTGCCGACTCTGGAATCCGTGAGCCTTCATGAGTTTCTGAAGATGCCTATCGATACCGACCGGGACTGCAACTTTCAGGATCTCCACACCTAGCTTTTGCTTCTCGGCTTTTTGCCGTGCCCGGTAGTCCGCCGAGTGCTTCGCGGCTGCTGTCTTTTCCATCGGATGCCTCATTGATCTGCTGCGCCGGCAAGTCCAGCCAGGCTTGGCGGCGTCGCTGGTGCACGCGGTTATTGATCTTCCGCATCAGGTGGGTTCGGCCAGGCCGATGCTGTGTTCTTTGGCGATGCGCCGGACGGTCCGGCTGTCGATGCCGACTGCGGTGGCGATTGCCGATGCGGTGTTGCCCTGGGCTGCCAGCTCACGAACCCGAGGCTCGTGCCTGTCGCGCTTTGCCTTGAGGTTCTTCGGGTGGTTGCCGATCGCGGTAAACGGCACCTCGCCGCTTTTCCCGGCCGGAACCAGTTCGATTCGGTGGCCGGTCGCGAGGTAGTGATCGATCTGGGCCGCCAGTTGCGCAACGACCTGCTTGTGTTGGTCTGGCACGCTTTCGCCAATCATTGCAGCACCGCCTGTGATAGCGTGACCTTCACACCGTCTGCGCGCGCCTCAAGGGCCTGGGCGAAGTTGACCGCATCCTTCCAGTTGAAGCGGAAGCCTCGCACCTTTCCGGTTTCGATTTCCACGACGTGGTACGCGCTAACTCCCTTGGCGACAACCTGAAAGCGAATCTTTTGGGCTGGTGGCTCTTTACCGATCATGGCGTAGAACTCCGCGGTGGCGAGATGAGTGCGGGCGCGCATGGCGTTCAGGCCATCCACGCGCTGCTGAATGATGGGGTGCATGTCCTTTCCTCAGATGGTTGCGTGTACTCGTCAGCGCTCTGACCGCCTGCTATCTGCCGTTGGGCGCAGGGGAGAGCGCTGGCGGGTATACGCCGTGTGAAAAAAAGCCCAGTCGAAACCGGGCTTTTCTTTCATCCAGGGTTCAGTACGCCTCCGTACGTGAACCGATTCGCCTGGCGCTGCGTGAGGCAGTAGGCCGGGTTCGATGTCGTTTACATGGCTGCAAATCCTCTTTCCGGAGTGATGTTGGGAAGTTGTTGCCCCGCTTTTTATGACGCGAGTATTGCGGCGCGCACCCGTCGCACGGGTGGAGCAGGTGGGCGGTTATAGGCCGCAGTTTCGTCCGCATCCCGCTGTCCACTCGTTGAATGGACAGAAGTGATGCTTTACATGTCGTACGGAGGCTTTTCGCCGATGCGCTTCAGCTTTTCCTGCTGGAAGACTTCGGCGTAATCGAAAGCCTTCGCTGCCACCTGGTCAGCAGGTGTCGTGCCGCCGATCAGCAGTCCGACGAATGCTGCAGTAGCAAGAGTTTCGATATCATCATGTTCGTTGCGGGTCATGGGCGTTCCTCAGGTTGGGGGGATTTCCCAATGCAGCCTGGTAACAAGCTGCATGAGCGAAATCAGATGAACGCCGTCAGCGTCTTGGAGCCGTCCGGATTTACCGTGGTCAGGTGCACAACTGGAGAACTGTGCGAGCGGCGGCCTTGGCTGATGACTTGATTCGCTTGGTTGAAGCGTTCGTTAAAGCTGCCTTCGCCATCAGGGAGGTGTGTGCTACATACCCAGGCTGGAGCAGTCCTCACCGTTAGGTCCCTCGCCGTCGTGAGCGATATCGAAGCTGGCGATCATCGTGATGCCATGTGCCTTGGTGATCGATATGATTTGCAGCATCAGCGGGCTGATCTGGCTGTCGTAGATTTCTTCTTTGTTCACGGTGTCGCCTCCGGTTGATTTCCCGTCTGGCCCTGTTGCCAAGGTCAATCGGTGAAATCAGGTGCCGGTCTCTTCCCGGCTGTCATCCAGTCCTCGGCACTGGCGCCGCCCTTTGCCCGCTGCTGATTGCAGGCTCTGAGTCATCGTTGGTTTGGGCGTTGCGCTTCCTACTCGCCACCTCAATGAGCATCTGTTGGTGGCGGATCACAGGTCCTTACAACATGCACGCTGCAGCGCGATATGCCCTGGGGATTGGGGCAGGGTGCATGAGGTTCGGCGCTCCCAGCCGAAGCTATCGGGTGCGCTAATTCTTCAAATCTTTTCCATTACCGCCGGAGTGGCGGGGCGCATCGCTTGCCGGGTCATTCACGCGGTTCAGGCATTTCGCCCTTGATCAGCCGTACAGGGTTATCCCTGTCGTGGGCAGGCTTTCCTCGTTCACCTGTCTGATCACCGGTCGCCGGCAGAGGCAATTGCGGTCTGTTGTTTTATTGCACTGGTTTTTAAAGAGCGGTACCGCTGCTTGGGTTTCGATAACTCAAGTTATGGAGTTGATCATAACCTAGGTTTGTTTTGTGTCAATAACCAAGGTTATTTATTTTTGAGTAGGCGTAAAAAAGCCCGCACAGAGCGGGCAAAGAGGGATTCGAATTTTCAGTCTTCTTTCGGTGCGGTCCAGAAGACCTGCACATGACCGTCGTCACGGTGAGCGATGGTCACATTGTCATTCTCGGCAATCTCGTCCAGCAGCTGATCCCAATCCTCAGGCCTGTCCGTAGGTAATCGCTCCAGCAGCGCAGCCTTGGCCTTTTGCGCTTTGGGAGAATTGATGATCGCCTGGACGCGCATGCCGAGCATGCCGTAAGTGGTCTGAGCTGCTGGTGGAATCGAGTTTGCCTTTGCCATTTGTACCTCCGTTTACTGTATGCGCATACAGTATTTCACGGTAGGAAATTTCGCAATACGGATGGAGTACAAATGTGCTCTTTTGGATCGCAGCCACAAAAAAGCCCGCGGTAGGCGGGCTTGTTAGGGCTCAGCCCTGCTTGGGAGCAGGAGCTTGGGGGGCAGGGGCCGGTGCTGATTTTAGCTGCCTCAGCAGCTCCTGAGTATCCTTCAAGACTTGTTCGTTCGCAGCTTGTGTCTTCTGCGCTTCTTGCCCCGAGTTAAAAATTCCCGAAGCACTGCTGATGATCGTCGAATTCACGCCCCAGACACCAAGGACTATAGCGATGCCGATCGTCAGCATGCCACCAAGCGTCGCCCAATTTGAATGCCGCACTAGCTGAACGCTATCAGTCATCTTTGTTTCGAAGCCATCAACCTTCGTTTCGACGCCGGAGATCTTTGTAGCGATCGCGTCTAGCTTCGAATCGATAATCTTGTCTCGATCGTCGATTCTGAGCATTACAGCAGCGCTTCTTTCGGCGTGCACGTTATCCCGCGCATCCAGCTCTCGCTGGAACGCCTCATGGCGAATGACGAGCTCCTTCCTCAAAAGCTCATCGCGGAGCTCAAGCTCCTTTCGGTAATTCGTGATCTCGGTCATAGCTTCAGTATTGTCCTGATCTGGTGCGCTGTCCACGGTTCGACCACCAGATCTGGTCCAGCCTTGAGCCGCTAGATCTTCAACTTTTACCCAGCCCTCAGGTGGCCCTAACGCTTCAATCCAGGCCAGTTGCTTCTCTCTGGCTTTAGCCATCTCCGCATCTAGCCGCCGTTTTGCTTCTTCAACACTGAGAGGCGCGTCCTGAGAGATAGCTGAATTCGCTATGGAAGCGTCTATGGTATGCCGCCTGCGTTGGGCCTTTTCAATAGAGCTCAGAAGGTTTTCACGCTCATCTTTCGTCAATTTTGATAGCTCTTCGGCCGTTGGCATCTGACCTTGACGCTTCAGGCGAATCCGCCGTTTTTCCTGATCACGTATGGCCATTGGCGCACTTCCTTTTTTTATATCCGTCCTAAAACTTTGCTTGGCCCAAGTATCGCGCCCACGTAGTGAATAGTCTGGATGTCAGTCCAAGGGATCGTCACGCGCTCATACGCTGAGTTGATCGACATAAGGCTTACGCCTTCATCGTTCTGGAACAGCAGCTCCTTAACCATGCTCTGCTCATCAACTGTCGTGACCATCACGTATTCGCCTGGCACGAGCCTGTGGTTTGGCTCGCACACAGCAACCCAGCCACTACGGATCGCTGGTGCCATCGAGTCGCCGCGCAGCAGTAGAGCGTAAGCATCGGTATCGCGGGACCAGGTCTCAACCCAGCCTCCAGCGTCCTCAAGGCCAACCCAGTGGCCGTCCGGGCCCATCTGTGCAGTGCCCATGATGTCGATCCTTCGAGCGGCTGTGGTGATAGGTGGGCCGGGTTCAACGTTGGATTGATCAACAGCAGCTTTCGAATGATGCGCTCGGCTGTTTTCGCCCGTCGTCAACCATTCCGCTGTCACGCCTAGGGCGCGACCTATATCCACCATCTTCTTAGATGTGGCGTTCCGGCCGCTTTCAAGGTGCTGGATTGTCACTTGGCTGACGCCCGCGCGCTCGGCCAACTGCGCCTGACTCAGCTGCAGTTCCGTCCGCCTACCCAGTATTCGATCTTTGAGCGTTTCAAGCTTCGTATTCATACCCCGAAGGGTAAAACACACGTTATCGGCACTCAAATAACATATGTTTGCCTTGTCCATAACTTGAGTTATCATTCCGTGTATGACTCATAGGGGCACGAACATGCCGAAGAAAGAAAGACCTGTCGAAAAGGTGGTTCGTTTGGCCGGCGGTCAAGCAGAGCTGGCTCGCCGCTGTAACACCAGTCAGCCACGTATCTGGCAATGCGTTCATCGCAATCAGCGCGTTCCAGCGGATCTTGTGATCCCTTTCGAGCGCGCCGTGGCTGGCCAAGTAACCCGGTACGAGCTGCGCCCCGATCTGTATCCGAACGACGAACCGTCTACTTCGGCCGTTGCCAGCTGAGCCGGTAGAAACATTTTGCAATGCGTGGTGGCACGCCGCCACATAAACAAAATTGAGGTTTTAGGAATGCAGGAATTTCTTAAGGCATGCCACGCGGTTGTTCATGACGCCGACACCAAGAATCTCGCAACCCTCATGGGGATGCCTTCGATCAGCTTGCTCCAGCGCGCGAACGCTGAGTACGACAACGCTTGGTTCAACGTGAAGCACCTTTACGCGCTGATGCTGCACACCGATGACATGCGCCCGCTTGAAGCGTTGGCTGGCGAATTTGGCTACGTCATCACGAAAACCGTTGCTCCGGCCGCCATCGATGTTCATCAGGCGCTCGGACGAGTCGCTTTGGAGTTCGCCGAGTTGACCGTCGAGACGCATAACGCCATGAGCGATGGTCGGGTGGATCAAGTCGAGCGCGCTCGAATCATGAAAGAGATCGCGCACGTCAAGGCAGCAATTGCCCAGTACGAAGCTTCGGTGAAGGTCGTCGCCTGAATCGCAGGCAATAAAAAAGCCGGTGGCTAGACCGGCTTCTTCAACAACACTTGTGAGGTCCGATTATGCACACCACGACCACCCAGAGCAATAGCCCGCCTTATTCGTCAGTTTTCCCAATTCATCAAACGCTGTCGTATCAGATGATGTCGTCCCGCGAGATCGCTGAACTGACAGGCAAGCGTCACGACAACGTCAAGCGCACCATCGATACATTGGTGGGCGACCGAGTAATCAGTTCTCCTCAGATTGAGGATTACCCCGCCAGCGTCGGCCGTCCAGGGAAACACTACCTGATCGGCAAGCGCGACAGCTTCGTTGTCGTCGCACAGCTCAGTCCCGAATTCACCGCCCGCCTGGTTGACCGCTGGCAGGAACTGGAAGAGCAGGCCGGCCCGCGCATTCCCGCTAACTATGCCGAAGCGCTCCAGCTGGCGGCTGACCAAGCCCGCGAAAACAGTCGACTCCTCGGAGTGATTGAGTTGCAGGCTCCAAAGGTCGCCGCCATACGCCGCCTTGCTGCTGCCGAGGGCGCGATCTGCATCACCGACGCGGCCAAGCAACTGGGCGTACCGCCGTCCAAGCTCTTCAACTGGCTGCAGACCAATCGCTGGATTTACCGCCGTGGTGGTTCCACTCGCTGGATCGCTATGGAGCCGCGTATTCGTTCGGGTTTCCTGAAGCACAAGGTAACTGCGCTCAAACCCGACACCGAAACCGGCGTTGAGCGCGCTGCGTTTCAACCCCTTGTAACCCCGAAAGGATTGGCCGTGCTGGCCGAAAAGAACATTGGAGCTTCGCAGTGAGCGTTCAAGCAATGTCATGGGCTCTCGCACTGCCGAAGGCCTCCCTCGAAAACCCTGCTGCCCGTCACGTTCTGCTTTGCCTGGCCAACTACGCCGGTAGCGACGGTCGTGGTGCTTTCCCGTCAGCGCTGACCCTGTCTGAAGACACAGGCCTTTCAGAGCGTACCGTTCGCTTGAAACTCGATGAGTTGGAAAAGGCAGGATTCATCGCCGAAGGCAATCAGGCAATCGCCGCGGCGTACATCGACCGTCGTGATCGTCGCCCAGTGGTGTATGACCTTCAGCTTAAACGGGGTGCAAATGCTGCACCCCGTAAGGAACGGGGTGCAGATAACCGCACGGGGTGCAGCTCACAGCAGAACGGGGTGCAGGAAAACGCAGAACGGGGTGCAGCAGCTGCACCCAATACACCACTTAACCATCAGGTAACCGAAGAGCAGCTGCAGCAGCGCGAGTTGGCTGACGAGATTGACTGGCAAGAGAGCGCCGCCGCTGAGTGCCCATCGCCAAACCAGCGCTTCGCGATGTTCGCCAAGTGGGAGCCAAACGCGAAATCTCTGGCTGACCAAATAGCAATCGCGGGCCTGCCAGCCGACGCAGTGCCTGACGCGGCGATCCGAGCGTTCATGGGTTTCTTCATCGCCAAACCGACCACGGTGGATTCGGGAGCGGGCTGGTGCTACCGGCTGGTGCAGTGGGTGAAGCGTGAGCGCGTGAAGGCATCCGGGCAGGGCAAAGCGCCTGACTTCAACGACACCAGCTGGGGCGATGACCTCGGAGGTCTGTGATGAAATCCGTTTCCAACATGCTGCAGCAAATGCCAAACGTACCGACCGCTGCCGTGGTGCCGCTCAAGGCTGACGCCGGGACTGTCCAGGTAATCAATGCGCTATTCCGCGAGCTGATGGCGATCTTCCCTGCGTGGAAACAGGCATGGCCTGACGACGATGCGCTGAAGGCTGCAAAAGCGTCGTGGACCAAGGCATTCATGGCTGAAGGCATCCAGAAGATTGAGCAGGTCCGCTTCGGGATAGAGCAGTGCCGGAAGATGAAAAAACCGTTCGCTCCAAGCTCTGGTGAGTTCGTCGCGATGTGCCAGCCAACGCCGGAGATGCTCGGCATTCCTCCGTTGGAAAAGGCATTCCGCGAAGCTTGCCGCAATGCTCACCCATCCATGGCGGGGCAGGGCAAGTGGAGCCACAACGCAGTCTGGCACACGGCCAAAGAGTGCGGTTTCGAGCCATTGAATCGTCTGGAAACCTCGCTGGCGCTGAAGCTGTTCGAGCGTAATTACGTGATCACGATCCGGCGCATGGTTGAGGGCTTGCCGCTTCAGGCGATGCCGCTGGCACTGCCAGCCAAGGCCGAAGCGCGCCGCACACCCGATGTCGGCAATGACGCAATCTCGAAGATCCGCGCCATGCGCGCAGGTGGTCGCCATGCGTAACCCCATGCTCGCGATGCCTATCTGCAGCGCTTATCCCTGCTCAGGCCATGAAACACGCGGCCTCTAGCGTTATTCAGAATCCGTAAAAGGCGAGGTTTCAAAAGCATGAGAATGAGTCATGGCCCTGCCTTCCGGAAGGAATTTAAGCCGCTGATGGAGTGCGGCGCCTGCCGTGGCACTGGTGCTATCAGGGGTGTGTTTCACCAGCTCGACTGCACCAGTTGCCATGCCTCTGGCTGGGTCTGCCAGGCGACCGGCGATGCCTTGCCGCTCGAGGACCTGGTGCCGCAGCTGAACATGAAGCTGCGCAACATGGCCGCCGAATTGAACCGTGCTCGCCATGCCCAAGGCGGCGCGCACGAGCAGTACGAACAGAACAACCGCCGGGGCGCCGGTGGCAGCAATTACACAGGGGACTGACCATGATTTATTCCAGCGTTTCGAGCGCAGTCGTCTCGGCCATGGCGGCCGAAGCAAAATCCCGAACGGCGGGCCAGGCCTGGCAGAAGCTGTACAACCCCCATGAGCCCGGCGATCTGGCCAGTCTGGTGCGTGGCGGTGGTGAATCCGTTGATCGCGGCCTTGTTGACGACTGGATCGCCGCTCGCCTTCATCACCTGCTTATCCCGCGGCACTGGAATGCTTTGGCCGCGAAATACTCAACCCACAAGCAGCGCAAGGTCGAGGCGATCGCGCAAGTTACCGCGCGTCTTGGCGAGATGACCGGAGCGCTGAATCAGAATACGACTGCCACTCAGGCCAACAACCAGGCAAAGGCAGGATTCACCACCGAGGGCGAGAAGTATCTCGACACCATTCAGAAGCAGTTGGCCGGCTTGCAGGATGGCGGCAACGCGATCAAGGAAGCCAATCGGTATATCGCAGAGCATGCTGATCTTTCGGAAGCTGATCGCATCGCGATAATGTCGACCGCCAACGCCATCGAGTCGAACAAGTCTGCCACCAAGGCCGCCAAGGACGAGACGAAGCTTGGAAACGCCGCCGCCAGGGAAGCAGCCACTGAGCTGAAAAACCAGCAGAAAGCACTGGAAGATTTGACCGCGAAATCGGTCATTTCGACCCAGGCCGCGAACGATCTGGCTGATGGTTACCTTGCCGGTATCGACAATATCCGCGAGATAACGCTTCAGCAGAAAGTCGAGGAAGAGCTTTTAAAGACCGGTGCGGATGCCCGGGATAAGGTCACAGAGGCCATCAAAAATCAGACGGCGGCGGAGGACCGGCGCGACGTAGCCAAAAACATCGCCGATATGCGTGTCGAGTCTTCGCAGACCCTGGCTCAGGCGACCGCGACCTTACAAGGCACAGCTGCGCTCGAAGCATTCAACGTTCAGAAATCGATGCAGATCGCGCTGGTTGGCAAGAGCATCGAGTACGGCAGCAAGGAATATGACCAACTGCTGGAGGCGACAAAAGCGCAGCTGGATCATAACAAGGCGCTGGAGCAGGCAGGGGAAGCGAATAGCATTGTTGATCGGCTGTACCCGCAGACCAAACTGCTCCGCGATTACACCAGCGAGCAGGAAGCACTTAACCGGGCAATCGAGCTGTACCCTGAAAAAGCTGATGCTTACCGTGATGCGCTTTCGCGTCTTGGCGTTGAGTATGAGCAGAATAAGCGAGCGGCTACTGCTTGGGGACAGTTCACCGAAGGCGCGGTCGATCGTATCGACGATGCTTTCGCAGACATGTGGAAATCGGTCTTGAGCAAGTCCGGAAACTTCATGGACAGTCTCAAGGACAGCTTCCGCCAGTTCTTGGCCGAAATGCTGCACATGGCGATCACCAAGCCGATCATCGTACAGTTCGCCAGTGCTTTGGGTGTCGGCGGCGCAGCTGCTCAGTCTTCAGGCTTGTTCGGAGATATGGGCACGGGGAGTGGTGGAGGCATAAGCTCCTTGCTTGGCTCCGCGAAAAATGTGATTTCCATCGCTGGGAGCAATTTCGGCAAGGCAATCATGTCCGGTTGGAGCGGTGGTGAAGGCGTTATCGGCGGACTGGAAGGCGCATTTGGAAATGGCGCTGATTACGTTAAAACTGCCATTACCAACGCATTCACTTCTGGGTCGGCGACCGCGAGCAACGCTGCTGCGAGCCTAGCTGCCGGTTCGTCCCAAGCCGGCTATACCGGCGCTCAATTCGGGAACTGGGTGTCGTCGGCAAACGCGTCATCTAGCTTGGCTTCTCTTAGCAGTGCTTTGAGTTACGTCGGCGCGGTCTATTCGGTCATCCAGTCGTATCAGGCATATGGTGCGAAGGGAGCGGCCACAACGGCCGGCTTCGCTGCAGCGGGCGCTGCGATCGGCTCGGTCGTACCGGTCATCGGCACCGCAATTGGTGCTGCGATCGGAGCCGTGGTTGGCTCGTTCGTGTCAAGCAAGGCATTTGGCAGTGGAGAAAAGTACGCGGACGTAAGCACTTCGGCACAGGGCACGTATTCGAACGGCCAGTACCAATCGGGTGGGATCGTCCAAGGATGGCAGACCAAAGCGCCAAAATACGGCAGCAGTGTCGATGCGCAGATGGACGCAACTGTCGCCAAGTTCACCAGCACGTTGGGCATGCTGTATCAAGTGTTGGGCAACGGCGCCAGCGTGTATGCGTACGACATGATGCAGGTGCGCAAAACCTCCGGTAAATACTCCACTACGTTCGGTGCCACCTTGGACGACGGCACCGGCGTGGGGCTGGACATCCATCAGCAGTTCAATGCAGCTGATGCCGCCGAAGCGCTCCAGCACAACTACGACGATGTCATGGGCACCTTCCTTGCGAAGGCCATTGTCAGTTCGAAATCGTTGCCGGACTACTTCAAAGCTCAGTTCACTGAGTTCGCGAACGACTGGGATACGACCGCTGACGACGTCATCAAAGCGATTGAGGGCGTGTTCACTCGCTTCAATGGGGTGAACGACGCGCTGACTCTGATCAACGTCAATAACCTGAAGCTCGATAACACCGGGCTGATGGCCTCTGACTCGATCCTGAACATGATCGGTTCGATGTCCAATCTCGACACGGCGACGGCTTCGGCAAAGGACAAGGTCGATGCGCTGAACAAGGCAGTGGGCACCTATTACCAGGCGTTCTTCACCGCCGATGAGCAATTCGCTGATCTGACCAAAAGCTTGAAAAATGCCTTCGCAGGCTTTGGGCTGCAGCTGCCGGACACTCGGTCGGCTTACCGCGATATGGTCGAAGACATCGACGTCACGACTGCGGCAGGTCAGGCGATGTTTGCCACCCTGGTGGGCCTGGCCCAGAACGCTGATTCGTATTACTCGACGCTCGATCAGAAAGCTCAGGCAGCGCAGCAAGCGGCCGAGGATGCTGCCCAGGCTGCCAGTCAGGCAGCCGCTGACGCAGCCCAAGCTGCCGCAGACGCGGCGCAGAAGATCGCCGACGCCTTGATGAAGGGCGCCACCGATGGCTACAGCGCTTTGCAGCGTGCGATCAGCGCCCAGCAGAAAGCGACCACGGACGCATATAACGCGCGTACCACCTCGCTGAACGACATGCTCAGCACCGCCAGCACCAAGGTCACTGATTTGACCGGGGTGAGCAATGATCTGAGCTCAG